AGTAATCCTGTGTAACGGCGACATGACCAAATGGCAATGGATGCTCGGTAAAGAGATTGATGAAGCGATTGACAAATATTTAGATAAGGAGTAATGATGACTACGAAGACAGTTAAACTAGATAGCTTTATTTGGATTGCCGAGAATGGTAGTCTTGAGTATGGTTTTTATATCGGCGATAGCGATGACCCGATTACATTTAAAAGCACACTCAAGGAAGCGGTGCGCCAGACACTGGATATGTATTTTGTTCGTGGTGTTATCTGTCCTGACCATCGTAGTGATGTAGAACAATTGATTAAGAGTCTGAAAGCTGCTACGGCGTTGGCAGAGCATGAACTGGAGCGCATGGGCGATGAATAAACTAGTCAATATCAATGGTCGTTTAGTCAATCCTGATTCTGTTACTTACATTATTGATAGGGAGATTGTGTTCAACAATGGGCATCGTTGGGTCGCTACTGAACCTGAGATACAGGAACTACTAGCAATAATGTTTGAGACACCAAGACCAATGCCAACTACACCAGTCGTTACCAAGAAAGCAGTTAAGAAGAAATGACTCTTGAACACTACATTGTCGGAGCCACTGGCATTGGCTATTTAGTTGTTGGTGTGCTACAACTCAGCAAAGGCAGTATGTCTAACGCATTGATTTGGATAGGATATGCTGCAGCGCAGATTGGACTTTGGATTAATCTTAAATGAAATTGAATAACGATAATCGTTTTGATATTGATTTGGAATACGGACAAATCTTTGAACAAAAGATTGCTGATATATTTCAGAGCAGTAAGATTGAAGTTAAGACCGAGCGAGATAAGTGGAATTCTACCGGTAACATTGTGATTGAATTTGAGAGTCGTGGACATCCTAGTGGCATTGCTGTAACACAATCCGACTTCTGGTTTCACAATCTAGCATTAAAGGGTGAACTAATCATGACACTCGTGTTTCCTGTGGCGGTGCTAAAGCGCTATATTAAACAGCACAAGCCGAGAGTAGTGCGTGGTGGCGATGATAATACTTCTAAATTATACTTGATTAATCTTGCAGACTTGGTTACAATAATAGAATGAGAATCGTTCTTGATATTGAAACCAATTTATTTCCCGACAAGATTTGGTGTGTCGTTGCTCGTGACATTGATACAAACCAAGTTCATATTTGGCAGAACTTTGTTGGGCTGCAGAATTTCTTAGACAGAGCAGAGCAGATTATCGCTCACAATGGAATCTTCTTTGATGTTCCTGTTCTAAAGAACTTATGGAAAATAACAATTGCGGAAGAAAAGATTGTTGACACCTTAGTGATGTCTCGCCTATATAATCCGCAATTAGACGGCGGTCACAGTCTGTCTGAATGGGGTAAGCGTATTGGATTCTTTAAGAGTAGTTTTGAATCTTTTAATGGCGGTCTTACTCAAGAGATGCTTGACTATTGCATTCAAGATACATTAGTAACCCAGAAGTTGTACGAACATTTAACCAAGGAGATGTCAAATGATTATTCAAAAGAAAGTATCAAACTCGAACACGAAGTTGCGTTCATCATCGCAGAGCAAGAGCGAAGTGGATTCAGATTCGATGAAGCTAAAGCTCTACAATTATTATCTGTTCTTAAAACTAAGTTGGACGCTATTTGCGTTGAAATGCAGAGCATCTTTCCTGCCAAAGTCACATCTGGTCGCACCCATAAAACACATGGTAGACCCCTTCCCGACATCGTGGAAGACTTCAATCCCGGAAGTCGCAAGCAAATCGCCGAAAGGCTCATTGAAAAAGGCTGGAAGCCGAAAAAGCGTACCCCGAAAGGCAACATCATCGTCGACGAAACCACGCTCGAAGGCATCGACATCCCAGAAGCGAAAGCCATCGCTGAATACTTGATGTTACAAAAGCGGATAGCACAGGTTGAAAGCTGGCTTGATGCTATTCAAACTGATGGTCGTGTACATGGACAGGTGATTACTAACGGCGCAGTCACTGGTCGTATGACACACCACAGTCCTAACATGGCGCAGGTTCCCAATAGTGGTAGTCCTTATGGTCCTGAATGTAGGGAACTTTGGACAGTTAAGAAAGGATATAAATTAGTTGGCATTGATGCAAGCGGTTTAGAGTTGCGGATGCTGGCTCATTATATGAAAGACGATGCGTATACTACTGAAGTTGTATCAGGCGACATACACACAGCCAACCAAAAAGCTGCGGGAATTGAAACAAGGAATCAAGCTAAGACTTTTATCTATGCATTCCTCTATGGTGCGGGAAGTGCCAAGATTGGGTCAATTGTTGGAGGTTCATCGAAAGAAGGACAAGCACTCATTACTCGTTTTCTACGGAACACACCGAGGCTTAGAGCGTTGCGGGAAAAAGTATCTCGTCTCTATGTTCAGAAAGCGTGGCTACCGGGTCTTGACGGACGCAAACTACTCGTTCGCTCGGAGCATTCGGCGCTCAACACGCTACTGCAAGGCGCAGGTGCGATAGCAATGAAACAGGCACTGGTGATATTCAATAAGCGTTTGCGCCAGTCACAGATTGATTATAAGTTCGTAGCCAATGTCCACGATGAGTGGCAGGTTGAAGTGGAAGAGAATCGTGCAGACGAAGTCGGCAAACTAGGTGTACAGTCAATTACCGATGCTGGTGTAGTATTAAATATGCGCTGTCCATTAAGTGGCGAATATCGTGTAGGCAATAACTGGAAAGAGACCCATTAATGGATAAAAATAAAGAAGACATATTAGGGATGACTGTTGTTACTGCTTATAAGAACGGTACTTACAGTTTAGAATCCTCTTTTGACCTTGAAGAAACCTACGAGTTATTAAAAGATGCGTTACTTGATATTGAGGACGGCACATTAGAAGCCAGTATTGATTACTCAACACAGACATTGCAGTAACTATTTCATATCATGGAATAGAGTAGTTGTAAGTTGTTGTATAATAGTAGTTGCAGTATTTCTAAAACCAGTTGTAGATAAGGAGAGTATTATGGAAATGAAACCAGTAAAAATTCAAGCCGAAGTTCAATGGGCTTCTTTTGATAGAGTTAATGAGATGAGTGGTAAGTTCCAATGTGACTTAGCCAATCTCTCAGACAATGCTGTACAGGCGTTGGAGTCTATCGGTCTTTCACCACGCAAGCGTGAGGACAAACCTGAGAAGGGTTGGTTCTTGACTGTGAAGTCAAACTACGCTATCCAGCCGTACGACAAGGACGGCAATGAAATCAAAGATGCCGTTGGTAATGGTTCTAAAGCAGTTGCACTCATCAAGCCTTACGAGTGGAAGTGGAAGAACAAAGAAGGTGTCTCGGCTTCATTAGCAAAGATTGTTATTACTGATTTAGTTAAGTACAGCGTTGATGGCGTTGCTGCTGACGAAAACATGGATGATGACATTCTGTGATAACAGCCCTGATTGACGCTGATTCGTTAATCTATGCAGTAGGCTTCTCTAGCAATGATGTAGAGGAGTCTATTGCAGTTTCACGACTTGAGCAGACAATGGTTGAGTTGTGCATGGATTTAGATTGTGAAGACTATAAAGGATTCCTGACTGGTAAAGGTAACTTTCGAGATGAACTAGCCGTTACTGCGCCCTACAAAGGACAACGCACTTCAGAGAAACCTGTGCATTTTCAAGCACTTAAATGTCATTTAGTCACATCGTGGGGCTTTACTGTCGTTAAAGGAATTGAAGCCGACGATGCTGTTGGCATTGCTGCTTACGCAGTGCCTGAAGACGAAACCATCATGGTGCATATCGATAAGGATTTAAACCAGTTTAGAGGATGGCATTACAACTATCGTAAGAAACAGAAGTATTATGTCTCAGAGTTTGAAGGCTTGGTAGCTTTCTACACACAGATACTGACTGGCGATAGGATTGATAACATCATTGGATTAAAAGGCATTGGTCCTGTTAAGGCAAAGAAGATACTAGCAGACTGTACCAATGAAACAGAATTATATACAGCCGTTCTCAAGGCGTATGACGGCGATGAAAAGCGTGTATTAGAAAATGGACAACTACTGTGGTTACAACGAAAGGAACATGAACTGTGGCAACTCCCCCAGATATAATTCAAATCTCATGGATTGATGCTGTTGCTGATTCCGGATGGGAAGAGAAAGTTAAAGCAGAGATTCATCAGTGCATTACTGTTGGTTTTCTTGTTCACGAAACAGATGAAGCAATCTGCATTGCATCGACTTGGTCGGATACCGAAACCAATGCTCGGATGCACATTCCCAAAGCATGGATTAAAGATAGAAAGGTATTAAATGAAGCCACAGTCAGCGAAAGCAAAGGGACGAAACCTACAAAAGTGGGTAGTAAGCGAGTTGTTAAAAAGGTATCCGCAACTAAGCGAACTAGACTTACGCAGTTGTCCGATGGGCAGTCATGGGGAAGATATAGTGATGTCGCAGTTTGCGAAGGACGAAATCCCAGCCTCAATTGAATGTAAATCATTAGCCAAGGTTGCAGTGTACAAGTATTATGAACAGGCACAATCGCATGGTGATTATGAACCAATTGTAATTGTTAAGCAGAACGGCAGTAAACCTTTAGCAGTAATTGATGCAGAAGTATTATTTAACTTAATGGCAAGACCTTAGAAAGGAAATATAATGGACGACAATACTTATCGTTTTATTTTTGAATCTGGATATGACAACGGCGACGATACCTACGGCTATGCAAAACAACGCTCTATTGAGACTGAAGTTACTCATAAAGATAATGTAGAGTGGACTTCTGTAATGCTTGATTTTGCTGACTTTCTTAGCGGTGTTTACGGCTACGATATTAAGAACAAAATTAGGTTTATAGATTATGGCGGATGCTCAACACGAGCGCAAGAGTATAGCATTGACTCAAAAGAACAAGCAGAGTTTAAGTTTGAGAAGTCTGACGATGAGGAATGGTCTTGAAAATACTATTGCTTGATATTGAGTCAAGTCCAAACACAGCTCATGTGTGGGGTCTGTGGCAACAGAATGTCAGTATCAATCAACTGATGGAGTCTTCTTATGTCCTATGCTACGCAGCTAAGTGGCTAGGACAAAAAGAAATACTGTTTGATTCTGTTCACCAGTCACGACCCAAGACAATGCTGAAAGGAATTCATGGTCTTCTCAACGATGCAGATGCTGTGGTTCATTACAATGGTACTAAGTTTGATATTCCTACTCTTAACAAGGAATTCTTACTACATCGTTTTAATCCACCATCGCCTTATAAACAAATTGACCTATTGCGTGTTGTTCGTAGCAACTTTAGGTTTCCTAGTAACAAGCTGGACTATGTAGCACAGCGACTCAATCTCGGTAAGAAACACGAACACGAAGGACATGAGTTGTGGGTCAAATGCATGAATGGAGACAAAGATGCTTGGAAGCGTATGGAGAAGTACAATATACAAGATGTCGTTTTACTTGAGTCGTTGTACAGCACTCTTCTTCCTTGGATTAAGTCTCATCCTAATCACAATCTCTTCTTGGATGGACACCATTGCCCTAACTGTGCTTCGACGAATCTGCAAAGACGAGGCACTGCTGTATCTACTACAGGAGCGTATCAACGCTATCAATGCCGGGATTGCGGAACTTGGTCACAAGGAACAAAATCACTTAAAAAGGCAGCAGAGGTAAAATACTATGGATGACATTCCACTTGCAATGCCATATCCCTACGGATTTGTTAATGAAAACAATGACTTAATGAATCAACAGGTTGGTGGCAACCATTACAAACGAGCGCATCAGCCTTGGGAAATTATTGAAGAATGGGAACTTGACTATTGGGCAGGAAATGTGGTAAAATATATCCTCCGATATAAATACAAGAATGGAGTTGAAGACCTAGAGAAAGCCCGACACTACTTAGACTACCTTATTCAGAAAGAAAAAGATGCCATTACTGCTGCATGAAATTAAAGAGCGTCTTAAAGACTTGGACGAAATCACACTACTAGAGTTGTTAGATATTAATAGTGAAGAAATCGTCCAAATGTTTTCTGATAGAATTGAAGAATACGCCGATAAATTAGAACAGGAAGTTAAATAATAATGACAGAATATAAGATGAGTCCCTACAATACTTTTATTGCTAAATCAAGATACAGTCGCTATCTTGACGATAAAGGTCGCAGAGAACACTGGAGTGAAACTGTAGCACGCTATTTTGATTTTATGACAGAGCATCTCAAAACCAAACAGAACTACACATTACCACCTGAGTTACGACATGAATTAGAACAAGCAGTAGTAGCGTTAGAGGTAGTGCCGTCTATGAGAGCTGTGATGACAGCAGGACCAGCACTAGAGCGTCAGAATGTTGCAGCATTTAACTGTTCATATTTACCAATCGATGACCTTAAAGCCTTTGATGAAGCCATGTACATTCTTCTCTGTGGCACTGGTGTCGGCTTTTCTGTGGAGCAACAATATGTTTCTAAACTACCTGAAGTCCCTGAGCAGTTGTTTTCTAGTCAGACTACTATTGTGGTGTCGGATTCTAAAGAAGGATGGGCTAAATCACTTAGACAGCTTATTGCTTTACTATATTCTGGTGAAGTTCCAAGGTACGACTTATCCAAAGTTAGACCTGCCGGAGCTAGACTCAAAGTATTCGGAGGTCGTGCTTCTGGACCCGGACCTTTGGAAGAACTTTTTAAGTTCACTATTGCCAAGTTTAGAGGGGCAGTTGGTCGTCGTTTGTCGTCCATTGAGTGTCACGATATTCTGTGCAAAATCGGGGAAGTTGTTGTTGTGGGTGGAGTCAGACGAAGTGCAATGATTTCCTTGTCTGATTTGTCAGACGATAAGATGGCACACGCTAAAGCAGGCAATTGGTGGGATGGTCAAGGACACCGAGCCTTAGCCAATAACTCTGCTACCTATGCCGAAACACCCGGTATTGGACAGTTTATGCGTGAATGGTCTAGTATCTATGAATCACACTCTGGAGAGCGAGGTATATTCAATCGTGAAGCATCTCAGAAACAGGCAGCAAAGAATGGTCGTAGAGACGACACCTATGCTTTTGGTACTAATCCTTGTAGCGAAATTATTCTTCGTCCTTATCAGTTTTGTAATCTTTCCAGTTGTATTGTGCGTAGCTACGATACTGTATCTACCTTGGAGAATAAAGTCCGCTTGGCAACGATTTTGGGAACCTTCCAAGCATCGCTAACAGACTTTCCTTACCTGCGTAAGATTTGGGAAAAGAACACCAAGGAAGAGGCACTCTTGGGTGTGTCGATGACTGGCATCTGCGACAATGAATTAATGAACAATCCCGATGATGAAGACTTACCTGCTCGATTGGAGAGACTAAGAGATGTTGCTATCACTACTAACATTGAATTTGCTGCAGCTATTGGTATTAATCAGTCTGTGGCGGTTACTGCTATCAAACCAGAAGGAACTGTATCGCAATTGTGTTCTACTGCCTCTGGTATCCATCCTCAGCATAGCAAATATTATATTCGTCGTGTTCGGGCTGATAACAAAGACCCATTAACACAGTTTATGCTCACCTCTGGCTTTGTCGGTGAGCCTTGCTATCTGAAACCAGACTCTACTACTGTCTTT